TGCGTCATTAAGCAATACGCCAAATTTGCGTAACGGTTCGGCTTCGCCTCGAAGCGCTGAACCAATAGCGTTAATGGCTTCGTCTGGGGTTGTGTTATTGAACGACGCTAAATCCGCAGACAACGTAATAAAGTCAGTTGTAAACGTTGCCAGCTGATCGCCTGCTAAACCTGCCGCTTTACCAAAAGTGCCAAAAGTACCTGCAGCCGCTAAAACCTGATTTTGAGACTGTCCAATATCTCGTGCAGCGGTTTTAGCAAAATCGGTTACAGCCCTTCCAGCGTCCCCAAAAATAACTTTAATTTTGCTTGTATTTTCTTCTAGATCGCTAGCCGCTTGAATAGCTGGCATTAAACCCTTAGTAAATATAAGCGCTGAACCAGCGGCAGCTATAAGCCCTGGCACTACAGAAGCTTTAAGAATATTGCCTAATTTGCCAGCTGGCCCACCAATACCCGCTAAAGCTTTTTGCGCTTTGTTTAAACCGCTATCGTCAAACGTCGAAGTAATCGGAATGTTAATTGCCATAGCGAACCTTTAATTTTTTGTTCAGCGTTTTAGCTACCTCGTCCACAATTTGTTTTACTGCAAATTGTACAGTTTCTCTGTGTTGCTGTACGGCTGGGTCTATTGCGCGTGGCTGGCTACCAACTTCAATATTTAGATTATTAACAAAATTAGTATTTTTTGTTTTAATACCCGCGTGGTCATAGATTGCGCCTGCCGCGTCCATTTGCTGGGCGACCATTAATTGATACGGCCTGGTTTTAAAAGTTACGCTATGGCTTTCACGCGGATTATTTTCGGCGTCAAACTTATCTTTAAATTGAACTGTGCCGCCTTTGCTAGCACGTCTACCTACCTTAATTTTTAGACCAGCTTTAGCGGTTCTGTTCGTCCAGTAAACCTCACGGCCTTTAATAAGTTTGCCGCGCACCATACCCGATAACGGCGGCACGTCGCCTATTAGCTGGCGGGCTGTAGCAATAATTGGCGCACCAGCGCCTTTAATATCTTTAGTAACTTGCCGTCTGTAAACCTTGTCGTATTTGTTTAATTCCGCCAAGGTTTCTTTAATGCCTTCAATTTGTAAAACTAGTTTTGCGTCAGACATAAGTTTTATTCTGTTTGTTTAAAATGTCTACAACCGTGTAAAGATCAGATATGCCAAACTCGATATGGTTAGGCCAGTAATGGCAAGTTACCAACACTTCGGCCATAAGATAACTTACTGTGCCTGGTCGACTTTTAAATCAGCGGCCTGATCTATTACCTCAATATTTGCAAGGCTGTTAATAAAAGTGTCTAGCGAACCAGGTACTGTAATTCCGTTTAGGCGGCTGGCTTCGTAACACATATAGGCCAAATCTTCGACGCCTATTCCGTTTGCTATGTCTGAAGCTTTGCGCTTATATTTTCTTTCCCATAAAACTATGGTCATTAAATTAGTTTGCACTTCGTAATCGTTGCCGTCTTTAAATACGGCTTTAAGTGTTAATTGCATATTTGCCTTTCGTAGGGCAGCACCTTATTAGTGTTGCTTGTTTTATTAGTTCTCAGCGGCCAAAGCCGCGCCATTACGAAACGGCTTTAGTTAATGTGCCACCTGTAAACGTAAGAGTAATTGTCGACAGTTCGCCAAGACTTGCGTTGATTGGCGTGTGGCTTTCTAAGTATGTGCCTGTCAAAGTATATTTAGGCGAAGTAGCCGTAGGCGTTACAAGACCTGCAGCAGTAGGCGAAACTGTAATAGTACAGTTGTTAATACCGACAAGGCCGTAAATGGTGCTTTCTGTTTCTGTCGCTTCGTAACTTTGATACAGCGTTACTTCAAAAGTGTTGTTTTGTAATGAAGTTATCGAACCTGCGCCGTACTTGCGGGCAATATCTCCGAAACTTGTAGTCTCTAGCTGTTCTAATGAATACGTAAGCACGGCACTAGTAGCCTGGTCCGTAAGATTTACAGCGTTGATAGTTAGCGCTGGTGAACTTAAATAAACTGAAGTAGCCATATTGAGTTAGTCCTTGTCTGTTTCTGTATCTTTAGTTTTACCAGATTTTTTTGTGCTTTGTGTGGATAGGTGGCCGCTGTCTATTAGCGCTTCAACGTTTACGCCTTCTAAATCTTTATCGGTTACAGTATCGCCGCGTTTTAAACCGCCTAGCTTGTCTGAAGTAACTATAAAAGTGTTCATTTGTTTATCCTTACGCTGTCTGGGCTTGCATTGTTACTGTCAAATCATACGCAGGATAAGCCACGCCGCCTATTAAAGCTTCTGTAGGCCTACCGTCCGTAACGCCTACATTAGCACCCAGCACTAGCGAAGCTAGGTTAAGTAAGCTGCGTTGGGCGTCTAGGTTGCCTGGCCCTAAAGTTATTACCCGTACTGGAAACGACATTTTTACTATGTTGGCGTTAAACGCTTCAAAGCTTGGCGCGTCAATGAAAGCGCAAGGCGGGTTTAAATTTCGGGGATCGTTCACAACTTGTAAGCCTGTAACGGCTGTAAGTGTTGCAGTTAGATTAGTTAGCGACGTGTTAAACAGATCGGTAAAGTTTTGGGGCATTACGCGACCGCTGGCCTATCGACGCCTAACAGTTGTTTAATCATTGGCGATAAACCAAAACTATTTGCTGTACCTAAACCGTCAAACGACGCGAAGTCTTGTACGCCGCCGCGCTGACGATACAACGCGCCGCCATACATAATCGAACCTAATTTAACCGCTTCATTTGGAACGGTCGTTAAACTTTCGTTTTTGTAGCCAGCTTCGCGCCTTCTGGCGTAACAAAAATTGTTCGAAGCTGCCGCGCATTGGGTTAGAAATGCTGTATCGGCTGCCGTTGCTGTGCCAATGCCTAGCCAGTCTTCTATTTGTGTTGCTGTTATCCACGTACAAACTGGCGTAGTGGTTACAGTGCCTGACGCTGCAACTATGTTTACGTTGTCAGCGGTTTTAGCAAATAAAACTTGGTTCGTTATTGGTCTTTCAATGTCGTATAGAAAGAAACCTTCTATATCGACGCCGTTAAAATAATATTGTGGCAACGCGGCAACGGTATAAGTACCGTTAAACGTAGCGTCGACGCCTGCGATAGTTACGCTTTGCCCTACTTCTAACGGGTCAGCGTTAGTAACAAGTACGACTACTGCGTAATTATCGGTTAAATATTTTTGTTTGACCGAATAGACGGCCATAGCTGGCCTTCTTTCTGATCGTTAAACGAACTTGACGAACTTAGTAGCGTCTGCCATAAACGCCGCTGCGTAGCCTCTGAAGGCAATAGTGCGGCCAAGTGTTGCTGGTACGTCTACTGAAATTGCGCCTTTTTGCTGTTCGTAGAATTCAAAACCTGCGGCTGGGCCTGCAGCGTGGCCCATAAATGAACCTGGCGCGTTTTTATCTACTACAAGCACAAGGCCTAGCGGGTTGCCGTTCCAAGTGTTAGCGGCTGCGTTACCTGCAGCGTTTTGGCCCATAAGGTTTGGCGCGCCTGTGTACGGGAATACTGGTCGGTTTGCGTCGTCTACTGATGACGAAAGCGCCGCCCAACTGGCTGGCGTAACGAACATATGACTAGGCAAGTAGTTTGTATTTGCGCTAATTTGCCGTGCGCCTTCATAAATTGCAGCTACCCAGTCAGCACCTACGGCTGTGTCTGCGACGCTTGAAGTTTGTGTAATTGCAGCGTGGCAAGTATCTACAGCGTAGTTGTCCGTTGCTTGACCGTAAGCGATAGCTAACTGGTTCAAAATGATGTCGATACTGGCTGGGTCTGACCAGTCCAAATCTTGTTCGGACACTGTAACAAACGTTCCAAAACTTAATTTAGAAATATCCGTGTTAGACACTTGGACAGTCGAAGCGTTCAACGTGTCAAACTGATCTGTTTGTTGTGCAACTACTGGACGTACAGTAATTTTTGGACGGCGAAACGTCGCACCAGCTTGCGGCATAGCGCGAGTACCAATAGCGGTAACAAATGGTCTGATCGGGTTAAGCCCGTCATAAACCGAACCGACAATAATTTCAGGCAAAATGCCTGGGGTGCTGTCAGTGTTAATAAATGGTGCTGCGCCTGGCGCAGCTTCAATTCGTGCCGCGTTAATGTTCGCGTTAAGTTGTGCAAAATCTGAACCGCCGCGCACATAGCTAGCGATATATTCAGACGTCGAAGGCAAACGAAGTTTTTTTGGTTGTGCGTAAACCGTGTGTACGGCTGCAGCTTCGATTACTTGCGGGGTTTCTGTTGGCTGTGTCATTTCTGTTACCTCTGGTTCTGGGTCTTGTTTACTATTTAACACTACTTTGGGTTCTGGTTGGTGGATACTGGCAGCGACGCGATCTATTTTAGCTGCTTCGAAAGCGCCAAAAGGTAGAAGGCTTAGCTCTTGCCAATCGGCTTTAGTAATAATCATTGTGCCAGCTTCGTCAAAGCTAAATTCAACTGGCAAAATACCGACAGACAAACTATCTAAAACGCCGTCTTTTGCAAGTTGTAACGCTTCGTCGCCTGCGCGAGTTTCGCTAATGCGGGCTTCAAATAGCACGGTATCGCCTACTTGTTCGCGGCTTTCCACTATGCCTATGGGCTGGGTGCTGTCGTGGTACAGATACATTTTTGGTTTCTTACCTTCAAGCGGTAAAGAACCATTAGCAAACTTTACTTTTTGGCCGTCAGATACTACGGCTTCGACGTCATATTGGACAGCTACGCCCGCCAACGTTCTACGGGGCAGCTTTTCGCCAGCGGGCGCAGCGTCTAAATTTAAATCTTGCGGCACTAATCTAATCATTGTTTATATCTACCGTTTCTTCTTCGGCTTCTTTTGGTTGCATTTTTTCTTGTTGTTCTAAATAACTTTCAATGTCGAAGCGTACTACTGTTCCGCGCGGCAGTACGTTATTTGCGCTTAGCGTTTCTTGTATGCAGTCGATATATGGTTTAACGCCAAAAGTATAAAGATCGCGTGAAGCTTCCGCGCTTGAAACGTAACTGTAATTTCCAATGCTGACGGAAACTAAATACGCGGGGACGTTGGCGATCCTGGCAATTTCTTTTGCTTGATATTCTGCAGCGTCAATTAACAGCATTTTGTCTGGCGTTGCCATATTTGGTATTACTTCGACAAATTCATTTACAGCGCTTGTAGCAGAAGCAAAACGTGCTTCGTCGTAGGCGGCTGCTAAATCGCGTAATTCTTGCGCTGACATAGGTTCGCCGCCAGTCTGGCGAAGGGTAACGGCTGGCTGCAAACTTGACGCGTTGCGATTACGGGCCTGTTCTAATTTTAATGCTGTATCTACTGAAG